CCATGTACATCGTGCAGGCCGCTGCAAAGTTGACCACGTACTGGCCTGCAGGGCACATCCAGATTCTGGTGAACGCGATCTCTGCCAACGCTCAGATCGACAACGGTGACATTCGCGTCTACTCGCGTAAGTATGGTCAGACCTACGGTGACTTCGCCGCGAACCTGATTGCTGGTGGTGAGCAACCAGCCGCTATCTCGACGGCCACTACCGATTGGACAACGCTCGATCTCACTACTGCGTTGGCACTGTCGACCAAGGTGGCGATCTCCGTTGCCTCACATACCAAGGATACGGGTGACGGTTCTGGGGTACAGACCTACAAAGGCACGATCACATTGTCGGGTGGCTGTACCATCGCTGAAGCGGCTCAGTACTGCCAAGCGATCTGTGATGAGTCCTCGACCACTACCGTGGACGGTGTGCTAGGTTGGAAGTACCGCTCACTGGGTGACGGTGTAAACGGCTACACGCCAAACGGTGCTGCACCTTTCGGTACCGTAGCCGGTGGTAAATGGTTCGTTGCCCCGGGCTGGTATATCGCAGGCGCACTGGCTGGTGACTTACAGAAGTACCAGATGACATCGCACGCCGGTACAACGGTTGGCAACCCTGTTGTCGCAGGCATCAGCATTGGTGGATTGACCATCGGCGCTCGCTTGCTGGTGGGTCGCGACTCCGGTACAGGGTTCATCACCAACGAGTACACATTGAATGGTGCAACGGTATCGGGTGGTAACACTTGCGTGATGAACGAGGTGATCAAAACTGACACCCCTGCTACTGGATTCATTCGCGTCAATGGCGTGCCCTATGCGTACACGGCTGTTGTACCGGGTACGAAGACTTTTACGATCTCTGGCACATGGGGTCAGGTTCATGCAACGCTGTCACCAGCATGGGTACCGTTCATCGACAAGGTTGTCGCATCGGCCACAGAGGCATCGACAAACTACACCTACTCTGCAGACTTCACGGCTCGCCTGAAGGTACGCTTGGGTGCCGGTGGGTCTGCACTTCAGCCGTTTGAAACGACCTTCAGTGCTGGGTCAAGTGCTACCAATGGAACGAATGCAATCGCCACTCTGGACCTGTAATGACCATAAGTATCGACTGGCAAAACAAGCTGGTCCTGTCTACGGCAAGTATCACTGACATCATCGCCTTCAAGGACACCATTCGTGACCTTGAGGATGATGATGTCGGGATGTTGTACGACCCCATCATCCAATACAAGCGCGTCGACTTAGGCGGTGGCGCGTACTTCCACGATGTACCATTCATCAATGGCTACCAGTTGAAGTTTCCAGACGCTGGCAACTACACGGTCATTGGCAACATCGGCGCGACAATCGTTCCGGTTGCAGGTGTCTTTGTGGACCGTACTAAGGCCGCGGCCTTCGCCACTGTGAGTGGTAGTGGTGGCGCATCTGCAGCTGACGTTGCCGCCGCCGTCCTGGCGCTGCTGCAAACAACTACCATCCCGGTCAACATGACCCAGATCAAAGGTCAGGTGATCAATGGTGGAGGCACCCCCGGCAACCCATGGGGGCCATAAATGCAAAGCGCATGGGGTGGCGCATGGGGTCAGGCGTTTGGAGACGCCTGGGGGGCGTTGGAGGCGATCATTACCGAGCCTGTACCCGACTCGATCAAGTGGGGCTTTGGTGATGTAGTCATCAAGGAAAAGCCCATCAAAACTCGCCAGCAGCTTCAAAATGAGCAACTTCTGATGGTGCTCCTATGAGAGTTGCCCACTACATGATCATGTTCGCAATTACTGCCGCTGTGATCGCTGTGATTGAGAAGAACTATGCAACTGCAATTCTTCACATTGGGCTCGCTGTGATCAGCTTCTTTCACTTGCAAGGCTAGGTGAAATCCTACCGTTAGGTCAGGTAGATAAGTTCTAGGAGACTCCCTGGAACAAGGATCACTATGTCTGACGCAGCGGCTACCCCTGGCACACCGATTATCCCAATTATTGAGCGACGAAAAGACGCTCACACGCCTGACAACTGCCCCACGATGGCATCTGTTCAGGAGCGCTTCAATGCTGGTACAGCCCGCATGGAGCGGATAGAGGAAAACGGGACAAGGCTCGAAGCAAAGCTCGATGCGAATAGCGCAGAAACGGCTGAAACAAACGCCAAGATCGACAGGGTTCTTTACATACTCGATGCTGCCGAGTCATTTTTCAATTTTTGCAATCGTGCAGGTCTATTTATTAAGTGGGCTGCAGGGATCGCTGCACCACTGGTTGCAATCTGGGTGACGATTAAGTTTGGGAGTAATCCAAAATGATGTGCTGGATAACGATGCTGTACTGGTGGGAAAACGTATGGCGCAAAACGACAAAGTCTTAGCGCTAATTCTCGCAACTGCAATAGCTGTTCCATGTGAAGGATTACGCCAGTGGGCGTATCGAGATAGCACAGGTCTACCAACAATTTGTCTAGGTAGCACCAAGGGCGTGAAGATGACTGATTTCCGAACTATTCCAGAGTGTCATGCACTTCTAACAAAGGAAATGAGCGATGTCATATCAGCCGTGGACCGCTGCAGGCCGGGGTTACCGACCCCTGTACTCGCCGCGTTTTCTGATGCCGCATACAACGTCGGTATCCGAATTGCCTGTGGAAATACAACTGCATCAAGAAAGCTCTCAGCAAACGATCTGCTCGGAGCATGTAAAGAACTCCCAAAGTGGGTCTACGCAAAAGTTCTTGGAGTTTCCGTTGAACTCCCAGGACTCGTAACTCGCAGAAAAATGGACTATGACTTATGTCTGACTGGCCTGTAGGTTCCCATAAAGAAATTCACGCTGCGTATCTGCTTATCCAAGAAAACCAGTGGGATCAGGATCATGCGGGACTGGTAAATCCATACCGCATAGCTCGCGAGGATCAAGAGGAACTTGAGTATGCGCGAAACCTAAAGTTTCCAGTCATTGAGGTTCAAGAGTGATCCCCGGGTATTTGATCAATCTGCTGATAGCAGTTTGCATTGCATTCGTCTGCGGGCTTGGAACGGGCTGGCAGGTTCAGGACTGGCGTTATGCCGCAAAGGAGAGAGATCGTGCCAAATTACAACTCGCCCAAGAAAAGGAAACAGCGCGAGTTTCACTCGCCCTACAGGTCAGTGTTAAGAAGGCTCAAGATGCCGCTCGCATACGGGAGTCTGCTCTTAGGGCTGATGTTGCTGGCGCTCGTACTGCTCTTATCAGCTTGTCAGACGCTGCCGCAGACGCCCTGCGAAAGGCCCACGATTCCCACGCAGCCTGTGTTGTCGTTAGTGCGACCTTCGCAGACGTATTCAAAAGCTGTAGCGATCAGCTTCGAGAACTGGCAGAAGTTACTGACAGATGGGAAAGCGACTCCCTAGAAGTTCGTGATGCTTGGCCGAAATTTGACCGTTAGCCAACTACAGACTGATTCTTGAGAATTCGCACAACTAAGGACACACCATGCGTAGAAATTGGTACGACATTAAAGCTGCTGCTGCAGGTATGCCAACAACGATATCGATTTATGACGAGATCGGTATGTGGGGCATCACCGCAAAAGAGTTCATTGCGGGATTGCGCACAGTAACCTCGGACACGATAAACCTCGAAATCAACTCCCCTGGCGGGTCTGTTTTCGACGCATTGGCGATGTTCAATGCGTTGAAGACTTGCGGCAAAACGGTGAACGTAACTGTCATGGGTATCGCCGCTAGTGCAGCGAGTTACCTTGCAATGGTGGGTGCCAAGATCACCATGCCAGAAAACACGTTCATGATGGTTCACAACCCTCTGAATTCGATCTATGGCAATGCCGCAGATATGCGCGAAATGGCTGACGTACTCGACAAGATCGGGAATAGCCTGACAGGTACCTACGTTGCACGTAGCGGACAGACAGACGAAGCGATGACAGCGCTGCTGGCGGCTGAATCGTATCTGAGCGCCAAGGAGTGTTTGGCACTTGGTCTGTGTGATGAGGTCACCCCTGCGGTTGCAGTGAAGGCCAGCTTCGAGCGTGAGCACTTGCCAGAGAATATTCAGGCGCTATTTGCGCCGGTTGCAGTTGACCCGCCACCTGCACCTCCTGCACCACCTGCTGACGTGATCACGTTCGCCGATCAAGTCGCGGCGATTGCTGCACCTGAGTACGCAGCGCTACTCGCGACAAACTACTCAGACATGGATTCAGTGAAGGCTCGCATCGCTGAGTTGAAAGAAATTACTGCTCTGTGCGCCGTCGCAAAGCACCCTGAGTTGGCAGCTGGGTTGATCACTACGGGCAAGACATTGGTCGAAGCGCGGACAGCGCTTTGTGAAGTGCTTGCTGCATCTGACAAGCCGGTTGACACAACTACCCCTATCAGCAAAGACCCGTTATCAGGTGTGCAGCCAACGGGGCTGAAATCCGCTGACGTATTGGCTGCACGCCGACCAACCCAAGGAGTCAAGTAATGACCAATCTAGTTGAAACACGCCACACTGGCGAGTACCTGCTTTCCGAAGCTGACGGTACTCTCAGCCGTGAGCAAGTCGTGGTGACCCAGTCGGGCACTGCAATTCTGTCCGGTACGTTGATGGGGAAAATCACTGCCTCTGGTAAGTACATCCCTTACCTCAATGGTGCGGTAGACGGCTCTGAAGTTTGTGCAGGTATCTTGTACAACCATTTGCCCGCTGCCACTGGTGACATCAAAGCGGTACTTCATGTGCGCCTTGCTGAAGTCGCCACTGCCGATCTGACGGGAGTCGATGCCCCAGGCACCGCCGACCTGAAGACCCTCAACATCATCTTGCGTTAAGGAGCAAACAATCATGGCATCCCTAGACATTTTCCACGGTGACGCTTTCAGCCTTGCCGGTATGACGAAGGCCATCATTGATGCGCCTCACCAGCCAACCCGTTTGGCTGAACTCGGTCTGTTCAGTGAACAGTCGATGACCACCACAATGATGACGGTCGAGAAGATCGGCACAACCCTTTCGCTGGTACCCTCTGGCGTCCGTGGCTCTGTAGCCAAGCCTGTCAGCAAAGACAAGCGCACAATGATCCCGTTCAGCGCAATTCACCTGCCCCAGTCGGCTGGTGTCAACGCTGATGAAGTTCAGAACATCCGTGCTTTCGGCACTGAGAGTGAATTGGAATCTGTGCAGACTTTGGTGAACCGCCAGTTGACGAAGCTGCGCCGTAACATCGATGTGACGCTTGAGTATCAGCGCATGGGTGCGATCAAGGGTCAAGTGCTTGATGCTGACGGTACGACTGTACTGCTGGACCTGTTCACCGCGTTTGGTGTCGCTCAACAGACTCACGCGATGGTGCTCGGTACCACCACAACCAAGGTTCGCCAAAAGGTCATTGAAGCCAAGCGCAAGATGGAAGCTGCTCTCGGTGGTTTGCAGTACACAGGTATTCGTGGCCTGTGCTCTGCGGCCTTCTATGACGCTTTCGTTGGCCATGCCGATGTGAATGTCGCGTTTGACCGTTTCAACAACGGATCATTCAAGCGCGAAGATTTGCGCGACGGGTTCTACTTCGCTGGTGTGTTCTGGGAGGAATATCGCGGTACCGTGTCTGGCCAGGACTTCATTACCGCTGGTGATTGCTACCTGATCCCTGAGGGCGTTCCTGACCTGTTCGTCATGCACTTCGCTCCCGCGGACTACATGGAAACAGTCAACACCAACGGCCTGCCGTACTACGCAAAGCAAGAGCCACGCGATATGAACAAGGGTATTGATATCGAAGCCCAGTCGAACCCCTTGACCATTTGCACACGACCACAAGTTGTGATCAAACTCGGGGCAGCGTAATGACAGCGGCGTTTAGCCGCTTGACAAGTCGAGTCCTCGCCCACTTGGGCCAGGACTCGATTTTACGTGGGGAGGTTGTTGTACCTCCCCGTGTAATCGCAATCAAGCATGGTGTGCAATTTGGTGGCTACGGTAATGAAACCGCTTCGCGCCGGGGTACCGGCGACTATGACATTGTGGTTGAGCACTCGGTAGCCACGATTGAGAATTCATATTTGCCAAAAGTAGGCAATCGTCTCCAACACCCTGATGGCGACTATGACCTTGACGTTATGAGCACCAACAACGGGTACGCCACTCAGTTCATTCTGCGCAAGCATGTTGCTCCATGAAAATTGAAGTAAACATTAGCGCGATTGAGTCCCTGGCAGGTAGGCTTGCGGGGCTATCCGCTGAGGGTATTGGCACAACCGTAATGCGCGTTGTGAACAATGTAATTGATGACACCTACGATATGTCTCGCCAGCGCATGAACGCAGGGATAAATCTTGAGGATGCGTATCTGCGACAGCGCATGACAGTGGCCCACGCAACCAGCCCGTCAAATACTCAGGCAACGATCACCGTTGACGGTACCCCAAACAGAATGACACGGCTCGCAAGGTACGACCCAGTTCAGATTATGGTGCCTTCAAAGAAGGGTGGCGAGAAGCGCGGTGGTGTATCTGTCGAGGTAACTCGCGGTAGTCGAAAGGACATGCAGTGGGGGTTTTTCAAGACGCTCAAGAGTGGCAATGGACTTGGGTTATTTACACGCGACAAAGATGGAAATGTAAAGCATCGTTACGGCCCATCTGTCTATCAACTATTCAATCACTACCTACTGGTGAACCAGGGTGAAATTGAAATGAATCTTGAGACGCAGCTGGTCGATGCGATCAACTTGCAAATAACGAAAGTAATCGAATGACAACTCTCAATAAAGCAAGTGATGTTGCAGCAGAAGTAGCTGCACGACTGGCAACTATCACCGTAGCAAACGGCTTTAATACTGACATCGGATTGAAGATCATGCGCGGGCGCAGGCGCATTGATGACGGTCATGTGCCGTGTGTCATCGTGGCTGAAGGGCTTGACAAAGTAACTGATGGCCCTGGCAGGTACTCCAATGCTGAGATTGCGCAGGACTATCTGTTGATCGCATATCACGCTTGTCACCCAGACCACCCAAATGATATGGCCCACCTTGTGATCAAGGACTTGAAACGTGCAATCTTCTCCGATGGTGCAACCCTGGGCAGCAAGGTTCACAAGGTGGCATACAAGGGGCGTGACATAGGCCCACGTGGCGATGGTGCTGCGATTGTTTGCGCCAGTATCGAAATCAGTGTCAAGTTCGTTGAGGACTTGGCCAACCCCTAGCCGAAATTTAACCGTTAGCCAAAGCGTATGGCAACGCCGAAACTCGCTTTGCATTTCAGTGCCCACGGGCATCACCACTTTTTGGAGTAAATTAAATGACTGCTGCTCGCGGATTTCTAGGTGCCGGGGACTTGTATATCGCCCGGTATAACCCACAAACTGCTTTGTTCGACGATTTCGTTGGGCCGATTGAAACGACCAAGTTTGAAATCAAACCCAAGGTCGATTTGAAGGAAATGGTTTCCAAAGGTCGCACTACCTACGGTCAGGTGATCGAGTCGGTGCCGGTCCCCAAACCATTCGAGTTTACCGTTCAGTTTGCCGAAGTTTCTGGTGAAACACTGGTCGCTGCATTCCTGGGCACCAAGACTGCGTTGTCCACCGCTGGCGGCACGATGACTGCTGTGTCGATCACCTGCAAGAAAGGCGCTTGGGTTGACCTGGGCAACAAGAACATCGCTGTGGCTGGTTTCGTTGTTAAAGACGCTACTGCAGTCACTACCTACGTGCTCGACACCGATTACCAGATCAACTACCGTTTGGGTATGTTGCAGGTGTTGCCAGGAAGCGTGATCGTGGATGCTGCAGTACTCAAGGTCACTGCAACTTACGGCGCTATCAGCGGAACCCAGATCGCTGGCGGTACCAACGCTCAGATTCGCGCCAAGTTCCGCTTCGACGGCAAGAACTTCGCGGACGGCCTGCCTTGCATCGTTGATGTGTGGGAAGCTGTTATCGCTGCTGATTCTGCCTTCGACTTTTTGGCCAACGACTTCGCATCGGTTTCGCTCCCTGGTCGCCTCAAGACACCAGTCGGCAAGAGCGAGCCGTTCGTTGTCACATTGCTCGACACCGCAATCTAACCTGACCCCATGGGTAGGCCAAAGGCAGGGTAACCCCCTGCCTTTTCTTTTTTTAAGGTTTGAAAATGGCAACTGACCACACCGTACCCTTCACGCTCGCAGTTTCAACCGTTGGGACTGAGAGCGTCACTGCCCTACAAAAAGAAGTCAAGGCCCTGGCGAGGGAGGGTGGTTCTGCAGCGCCAGAGTTTGAACGACTGGCAGGGGAGATTGCCAAACTCGGGCAACAGACGGAGTTGGTCGCTACAACGCGGGCGCTCAGCAATGAAATCACTGGGTTGAAAAATGCCGAGGCAGATGCTGCAGCAAAAGCAGCATTGATGGTCACTGAGTTGGGTCAGCTTAGTTTGGCCACGCAGGAAGCGGCTGGCAAGCAGGCCGCTGCAAAGGCTGCAGTCGATGCGCTCAAGGTCGCTCAGTTTGAAAATACACAAGCCACTAAGGCGCTGCGTATCGAGAACCAAGCAGCGGGCGCAACATCAGACGCCAATCGCATCGCGATGACGGCGCTAAAAACCACTCACCTTGAAAACGTGGCTACGCTGCGGACGCTGACAAGTTCGTTCAACGATGCCAAGGCAGTGACCACACAAGCGACGACAGCAGAGAATGAGTACGCATCTAAGGTAGCCTTCGCCACAAAGGAACTTAACGCAGCCAAGGCCGCTTTGGCGGCTCGCAATGACTCTTTACGTGGAACACTGGGATCGCTGGAGGCCGCTGGGGTCGCGACAACTGAGTTATCCACCGCTGAAGCGCACCTATTGAAGGTTTACAACGAGTCTGTTACCGCGTTGAATGCCGCAGCCGCGGCGCAACGCGCCGAAGTTGCTGGCATCGAAGCGGCCAAGACTGCCAAGTCAGAATACAGCAACTTGATCGGTGTGCTCAATGCAAAGATTGTCGCCGGTCACAAGGCTGCAGCCGATGCAGCGACCCTGGCAGCGAATCAAACAGCAGCTGCTGAAGCAAAGGTTGTTGCTGCTGCTAAAGAGTCGAGCGCGGCGATCAGCAATGCGCTTGGTTCTGTAGGTGTCAAGTCGGCTACGGCACTGCAAGCAGAGATAAACAAGGTCAAGGCTGCAATGCAGTTGCTGGCCAGCGATGGGGTGCTCACAGGGAAGTCGCTACAGACCGCGTTCACCGCAGGTAATGCTCAAATAAAAGCGCTTGAGCGCGACCTTCGTGCAGCGAACGGTGAACTGACGATGGGTGACAAGGCTGCAAAGATGTTCAGCGGCAGCATGGCATCTATCACAGGTGGGATGCTGGCATCAAACGCTGTGATGTTTCTTGTCACGCAATTAACGAACCTCGCAGTTGGATTTAAGAATGCAGTAGTTCAGGGCGATCAAATGCGTCGTGGGCTAACAGCAGTCTATGGTAGTGCAGAGGTTGCAGCAAAGCAGATTGAGTTTCTGAAAATAGCTAGTAGCGAAACTGGTGTTGAGTTTGGTGCGCTATCGCAAGATTTCGTTAGATTCAGCGCGTCTATGAAGTCAGCGAATATACCGCTGAACGACTCAAATAATCTATTCAAAGCCGTAACAGGCTCAGCAGCTGCGTTAGGGTTAGGTACAGAAGCGACTGCAGGCGCATTAAACGCACTTGGTCAAATGGCGTCTAAGGGAACAGTCTCAATGGAAGAATTGAGACAACAGCTGGGCGACCGTCTCCCTGGAGTTATGGGCCTAACAGCCAAGGGTTTTGGCATAACAGAAGCAGCACTTGTCAAGCTAGTAGCGTCTGGTCAACTTGCTACCGTTGATTTCATAGTCCCATTTACGAATGCACTAAATACACTGCAAGGTGAAACGGATGGCATCGTTCCTACGTTCGATAGATTCATTGGTCTATTAAAAGAAGTGAGCATGGGAATGGGTGACGCAGGTGCGGTCACAGTGTTCACAGCTGCGCTCAAAGTATTCGGTGGTGTTGTAGGTTACTGCGCCTGGATGGTAAGTTCACTGTGGGAAGGGTTGATGCTACTAGGGAAGGGGTTTGGGGCGCTTGCTGCAAGGATATCAGGTCAGCGTGGTGTTTGGGATGAGTTCGGTAAAGATGTAGAACTTGCATCGGCTAGGTTAGGTAAGCAGCACGATGCGCTTATACAGATGATTAGTCCTGCTGAGCGTGCTGCAGATATAACTAACATACACGCGAAAGCTCTCGTAGAGTTCTCAGATGCAGCACTTAAAGCGGGTCCAGCTGGTGAGGAATTCAGCAGAGTAAATGGACTTATTGCACTGAAGACAAAGTTAGCTGCTGATGCAACTCTTGATGTTTCAACACGTACTGTACAGTTTGCCGCCGCCGCCGCCGCAGTACTCGCAGCGCAAGAGGCGCAAACATTAGCATTTGAGAAGGGTGCAAAAGCTGCAAAAGTTCAGGGTGATGCACTGGTTGCTCTCGCGTCAATCACAGGGGATGTAACCGAAAAAGATACAGCCCTTGTTGCTGCATCAGTGCTTCACGCTACTGCAATCGATAAAGTGACAAAGAGTATTGGCGATGAACTTGCCGTTCTCGAACTAGAGAAAGTTAATCAACTTGAAGGAAAGGCTGCAAAAGATAAGACTGTTGAGCAGCTTAAAGCGATTTCAGATGCAACTGACAAACTAATCGTAAAGAAAAAAGCAGAACTTGATCAGTCTGTACAGAACGGAGTTGCAGCACAAGCAGAAATACTAACTAGAAAACTCACAGTCGCCGCTCTAGCTGATAACGCAAATGCGCTGAGTCAGTACGAGACAAATGTCAACTTCGCTAAGGCAGCACTATCTGAACTTCTATTAGCAGAGCAACGTGGGCAAAGCGTTGCGCCACAGATTCTGCAGGCTCGCGAGCAATTAGCTAAGTCTGTGTTTCTGTATCGCGATGCCATAGCTGACTCCATTGCAAAGCTAGATGCTGAAAGCAAATCTCGCAGTGCATCGATCAGTCTTGGTATCGCTGAAGTAGGTTCACGCAAGTCGATGTATGACGCACTGGCACTTGAGGCACGCGCACACGATAACGTAAAGGGTGCTGTTGATCTTGAAATAAAGAGCAAAGAAGCGTCAATGCAGATGGTCAAGCTAGAAATGGCTCTGAAGACATTGCAATTTCAAGCAGCTGAAGCTGAGATAGTACTGAAGCGTAAGTTGATCAATGCTGATACTGATGAAGGTAAGCAAAAGCTCGCGCTGTTGGATATTGAACTGCAAATTATCAAGGTAAAAGAAGTCCAGAATGGAATGGCCTCCGCTACCTTGCTAACTATGGAGGCAGAGATAAAGCGGTTGAAGGATAACGCTAATGGCGTTTTCAGTGTAGTAGATGCATATAAGCAACTTGGCATAACTTCACCAGGGGAAATGGCGAAGATTGCTGCTGCTAATCAGGCTGCATGGAAGACTATCTCCGCTGCATCGAACACAAGCGTCAGCACACTTATTGCGGCATTTAGAGCATATGGCGATTCCGCGCTAACTGCAGCTGGTAAGGTTGGAAACTCTCAGCGTATCGCTCAGCAGGAAATGCTTGTGACCGAGGGTGCAGCGCGGGGCTTGACGATCACGTTCGACAAGATGGGCCAGATGGCCGTCAATGGTCAGGTGAGTATTGTTGGTGCAGTGGGTGACACTAACGCATCGCTACTTACCCAAGCAAATACGCTTGGTATGGTTGCTAACGAGTGGGGTGTAGTCGAGACGGCTGCACTCAAGGCCGAGTCAGCCAGCTTAGCTGCTAGTCGTGCTGCTAACAGTGGTAGCGGCAGTGGTGCTCGCACCGTTACAAGTCCTCTTGGTGGGGGGTTTGAAGTGCCAGCGGGACTCTACGGTAGCGGCACGATGTACAAGAAGGGTACCACCAAAGAGGCAATCTTTGACGATGCGACTACGGCAGGGTTGAGTGATACAGATGCCGCGAAGATTGCAACAAAGTACGAGCAGGGTGGGTACAAGTCGAACGATGGTTTCACCAACGATACCGGCTTTGGATACAGCACAGAACAGCACGCGCAGATCAAGATTTACGAGAACGTGCAGGCAGCTATTGCAGAAATGCTGGCTCAGACAAAGAAAAATGATTTGAGTACGCGACTCAAGGATGCAACAAAGCCACCGCCCACAACAACCAATAAGTCATCTGAGTCGTCAACGACTGTAAATATCAATATCGGTGGTATCGCATCGAAGATTAATGTTTCGTCTGCCAGTGACGCTGCAACCCTTCAACAAATTCTGCAGCAACTCGCTGCCGCACAAGGACGCTCAATATGATTTCCCTCGAAGGCGTAACGCTCGACCCCTCCCTGCTGTGGACCGATGAGAACAACTGGGCACCCGTCGAGCAGGCTATCCAGCGCACGGTTACAGGTGCCTTGATCGTGAGTAGTTCGGCGCGTGTCGGCGGTAGGCCAATCACCCTGCAGCCAGAGGATGACTCAAGTAGCTGGATGAATCAGGCCACGGTTACCGCGCTGCGAAATCTGACCGTTACCCCTGGCAGGGTTATGACCCTTACATTGCGTGGTACGAACCGCTCTGTGATCTTTCGGCACCATGAATCCCCAGCCCTTGAAGCCGTCCCAATTGTGCATTACGACGATGGCGCGGATTGGTACAAGGTCACACTGAAACTGATGGAGATTTAATGGCTATCCTGACCCAAGACATCAAGCTGCTCAAAGCTGCAGTGATGGCCGACACTACCGATGGTGGTGGGCAAATGACAGGCATCGAAGTCATTGACGGCCAATCGAACAACCTGTTCCCCGATACATCCTCGATGGACCGCGCACTGGGTCGCGTGAACATGCGCAAGGTGTTCGGCGTTGCGCACACCCCAGACCGTGACACGTTGATGGGCGCACACGCAATCATCATTGAAGCCCCTGCAGACCCTCTGGTGCATTGCGCTCTGCTGAAGACAGTCGGCTGGTCGGATGAACGCTCTGCTGCCCGGGAGACGCTGGAGAAGTACCTTGTCAAAGGTCCGCGCCTTGCCAGCCGCATCTATGAAACCCACTACGCAGGCTCGATGCAGGTTCGCCTGATCAGCTTCGTCGAAGCGGACTTCCCCAACGGTGGCGATGCGATTGTGCTGCGTAACCCTGACGGCATCGAGCAGTATGTTCGTCTCTTGAAGGTCACTACAGCGAAGCAGTCTGTGGCAGTGGTTGAGACGATGAACAACCAGACCACCACCCTTGTGCTGGACGCACTGGTTGCAACATGCGACATCGGTGTCGGACTTGCCTACGATGTACTCGGCCCACCAGCCACCCGTATCCTCTCAAACGAATCAGCGTATGCCATCGTCTACTCGACCACCTTTGCTGGTGGCGCGAAGTTCTACGGTGTCAAGCCGCTCGGTGTCAACGGCACCACAGGCGACTACGCAGTGACCACCGCTGGTGGAATCTTCACCCCAATCGTTCCTGCAGCCACCATCGAAACCCCATCGATTGATAACTACCCATTCGCTCCGCGCACCACGCTGAACTTCACAGGTGTTGCAACGGTCACCGTGACGGGATCAGGTCAGTCGATTACAGCAGGGGCAAAGCTAACTGCCCCCAGCCCTATCACCCCCAAGACGGTATCCATCGTGGCTGGTGGAACAACTTTCACCGACACGGGCGAGGGCATCTTGGTGCAAGGTGTCACCAGCGTCGGCACGGTCAACTATGTGACGGGCGTGGTCGAGTGGTCGGCAACGAGTCCCAACTACGGGTATCAGTCGACAGCGTTCAGCTTCAAGCCTGCCACGCTGACCACTGCGACGGCACACACTGCCTCGCTAAAGATCACCATTGCCAACCAAGGTCTGGCCTTCACGCAGGTTCTAGTGCCACCTCCCGGCCCGGGCAGCGTCTCGCTCAGTTATCTTGCACAGGGTCGCTGGTACACACTGCGTGACAACCTGAACGGCAAGCTGTCTGGTGGTGATAACGGCTACGGCATTGGGACGATCAACTACGTTACCGGCTCGATCAATTTGACGCTGGGCGCGATCCCCGACATCGACTCGCACATCCTCTACGATTGGGGTGATGCTCATTCTGCAACGCCAGTTGCCTCGACCAGCAAGCTGTTCACAGTACTCACTCCAGATCACAATGTTACGCTGGCTGGTGTCACACTGACATGGACAACCAACGGTACAAACTACACCGCGACATCCGATTCATTCGGTGTCATTACGGGCGATGCTGAAGGCAGCGTGCAGGGTGGCAAGATCGAGTTTGCCCCCAACGTGTTTCCATCGAGCGTTGTGCATGTTGCGTACACAGGCACACTGGTCACCACACCGCAGTCAGGTATCACTTCAAACGGTTCTGGTTTCTACACGTTGCTATCTCTGCCAATGGTAGAAGGATCACTGGTAGCAGCGATTACCTTGGGTGCATCACCTGATCGGTGGTATCGTTTTTCTGAACAGAACTGCAAAGTGTATGACCGTGCAGGCGTGCTCTACGTGAAGTACACCAACTTCCAAGGACAGCATGAACTCGCTATTGGCACGATCAACTACACCACTGGTGCAGTGTTCATGCCTATTGCGCTTACTGTTACAGCCCAAGATACTTGGAACTGGACTAACAACTCTGGCACACCCATAGTAGTGAGCACAACACCACTGTCAACGATCTATTACGCAGTAGGTTCCTCCGCTTCGTATACCCAAGACATCACACCCGGTGTGTACACGATGGCGACACCTAACTCAGGTGGCTCGATGGTGTCAACGTCACCGATGTTCGATGTCGGTGGTGTGCTCTACACCGCGACGGCTGGTGGGATCAACAAAGGCTGGGACGCGAAGACCGGCACGCCGACAGTGGCTGCAGGCACCAGTGCAAGCGACGGCAAGATCACGCTGACCAGCCTGCCTGCAAACTTCTCCAACTCTGTGGTGTGGTCGAACCTCGCTGATGACCAATCACCGGGCATGATTACCAGCGGCGTGTTCCGCGCTGGCACTGCACCGCTGAAGACCGGCGTGTTTCAACTGCAGTCGCCTATCATCATTGATGAGGTTCCCGGGACTCGCATTGGCAACGGCAATGACGCTGGCGTGATCTCAGGGACCATCACTGGAACCGTCGATTACACCCGGGGCATTGTGTACTTTGAGACTGTTGACCCCATCAATGCAGTCGACCTCTCCTACAACGCTGTTTTCCTCGCGTACCTGCCCATCGATCAGACACTGCTCGGCATCGATACCAGCCGTCTCCCGCTGGACGGCAAGGTGCCCATCTATCGCACGGGCGATCTGGTGATTGTTCACAACACGGTGAGCACTGCATTGGTCAACCCCGTGGTGAAGGACACACCCTACGACATGGGTCGCGTGCGCCTCTCATCGGTACGCATCAAGGACTCACTGGGCGTGGTGCTGCCAGACACGCTGTACACCGTCGCGCTCAACGCTGGCACCGTCACTGTGCCGCTCGCATCGAACATCACTGCCTACACGCAGCCGTTCACCGTCGAGCACCGCATCGAAGACATGCTGCTCTGCGCGAGTGCTGATATCTCGGGCCAGTTGAAGTTCACGCGCAGCCTGACGCACAACTTCCCGATGACCACCAGCTTCGTATCCAGCGCGATGCCGTTCGGTGACCTGTTCGCTCGGACCTACAACTTCATCGAGCAGAGCACATGGACAAACGTGTGGTCGAACACCATGCTGGGTTCGCAGATCAACGCCAACTTCAACGAAGCGTTGTACCCGATTGTGGTGACCAACGCTGGCGCGATAAAAGAGCGTTGGGCACTGATCTTTACCAGTGCGATTGCGTTCAACATCGTCGGCGAGTCGGTGGGCATTATCGGTACTGGGTCAACCAGTGTCACCTGTGCTCCACCTAACCCGGCCACGGGCGTGCCCTACTTCTCAATACCCCCGCTAGGGTGGGGAATCGGTTGGGCTGTAGGTAACGTACTCCGATTCAATACTGATGCCTGCGGTGCCCCATTCTGGCCTGTTCGCACGGTACTCCAAGGCCCAGCCTCGCTGGACTCCGACAAATTCACTATCGCATTTCGCGGTGATGTAGACAGGGCATAAAGATGACAACGAAACTCTATACCAGCGACATGCTTGGCGCACCCGTTTTGAACGGTGCCATTGGGTCGCTTATCAACCTGCTCGATGCGGTGCTGGTCAACGGCTTTGGTCTAGTCACTAGTTCAGGTGTCAGCGTTACCGGGTCAGTCGCAACGATGACTTTCGGTGTTGCGCACCCGTTCAGCGTTGGCACTGTTGCGTTGATTGCTGGTGCGACACCCGCAGGTTTGAACGGTGAGCAGCGGGTGTTGACATCGACCCCAACCACGATCACATGGACAACGGCTGCAGCGGCTGGCGCGGCCACTGGAACGATCACTGCTGCGGTGGCCGGGGCAGGGTGGACAAAGCCCTACAGCGGCACCAATCTGGCAGCGTACAAGATCACTGATGTGACCGGCACCGGGTGCTACCTGAAGGTCGATGACACGGTCACATTGACCTCGCGTGTAACTGGCTACGAGTCGATGACGGCCATCGCAGCGGGTACGGGACTGTTCCCAACCGTTGCCCAGTGGGCGGCACCGGGCCTGTTCTGGTCGAAGTCAAACACGACGGCTACGGCAACGCCTTGGCAGATCGTAGCTGACAGTCGCGGGTTCTACTACTTCCCCAAGAACTCTATTGCCGCTGCAGAGCATCAAGCCAACTACTTTGGCGACATCAACTCGCTCAAGAGCAACGATCCTTATGCCTGCGTGCTGCGTGGTAATACAGCATCGCGTGCTGGTTCTGCAGCAGCATATACCGATGACCTCGCGTACTCGGATGCCTCGCAGACTGCTGACGGTCTATACATGCCCCGTGCCGCCACGGCAGTTGGTACAGCGCAGAAGAACTTCAACGTCAACACGATGAACATAGGCGTGGCACTTGTCCACTACAGCGGAACTGTGGGGTTCGCTTACCCATCATCTGTTGACAACGCGCTGATGCTAGGTC